ACAAAATTCTATATGCGTCTATAGCTCAGTTGGTTAGAGCGCTACCTTGACATGGTAGAGGTCCCCTGTTCGAATCAGGGTAGACGCACCAATTCTTAAAGCTTTCAAGCGAAGCGTTCACTAACAAAATATGTAATTCTTAAAAAAGGGAACGTTTGGGAAACGTTAGGCTTCTCTGAGAAATTTTGGCTGCTAGACTAGAAATCCCATGCTGAAACAAGGAAAGTTAAAATGTCAGAAGGCAAAGAAAGTGCTCAGTTAGAAGTAGCAAACAAATTAAAGAAATCATCTAACTACATTTTGCTAGGTGCTGGGATAGCGGTTCTTGCAGTATCAATAAGTTACTCGGTTTATTTCGGCTTGTACGTCGACTTAAAAAGAAGTGAAAATCCCGAAGCTTGGGTTCATTTTTCATCAATATTTTCAAACTTCCTGAGCCCGACAATAGCGGTCGTCGTACTTTGGTTTGTTGTTCGCTCTTACTATCTTCAAAAGACTGAGTTTGAAGGGATGCGAGACAATCTAGCTACTCAGCTAGAAATTGATTCAAACCTCCGTAGGCAAGCTAGTATAGTGCAAGAGGCTAGAAATATTTGCTCAATGATCGAAAAAAAGTGGGTTGAGGAGGCCTCATATACTTCAAGTGATTATAAAAACTTTAGCATCTTCAAGTTTTCAAAACCCAGCATCTTTCCACAAAGCGAAGTAAAGATTACCGTAAAGTTATTGGCTGAACATATCGGCTCACTGACCGAGGCTGGGCACTTCAATAACCAGACTCCAGAGTTACCCGGTGATTTGAATTATGTACTTAATTTGCTCAAGGTTCACGATTCAATTCTGGAACGAATTGCGGTAATTGATGACAAACTTGGAAAGATTTCTTCGACGTTAAACGATGGTTACCATCGCGCAGTGATATTTGCCATCAACCCCAGAGTCCGCGACATTGCAGATGTTTATAGAAAGATAGGATACTTTAAAACGGTTAACAAAGACGTGTTAAGGCATTTCTAATCAACTATAAACCGTACTTTTTATCGTACTCATCAAGTGGATTAGGTTCTTCAAATGATAGCTTCGAGCGGCTAGCCGGTGTTAAGTAGAGATCATTAGCCAGACCTTTCAACTGTGCGTGTAATGACGCTGTAAACTCTTCTGGTTTGGTCCTAAATTGGCTCATAAGTTGGCAGTATTGCTCTAATATTGACTTATCTGCCCCTGTAATAACCTGGAATTTATCCATTTCTTTTGCTACATCGTGCCAAACTGATTTAGCCTGACCTTTGATGTGTCTCGGGCAACGGGGAAAGCTGTATTCTTTAGCCTGCTTGACTTTAACAGGTTGTCGATCTTTTCTGGCGGTTCCTTGAAGCACTAATTCTAGTGCTGATTTTTTTGCTGTCATTGTTTAAAACTCCAAATTTTGAGACTGACGGCGTGTAAAAAAGCCTAGGGCGGCGGTACTGCAGCGAAAGGCTATAGTCTTGAAAACACCCCCATACCCTAGCGCCACAAGTGATACCTAATCCGACGACTGCTCTGCTGTTTGCGTTTGTTGCAACCAACTTTGACTATACTCACTGCCGCCTTCTCTCGGTGGCATGTTCTCTGCTCTTCTACATTCATCTGGATTCATTAAACCGTTTCTAATTGCTATGTCGTATATTTCAAAGCGCTCTTTTGCTGTTGTTCTCAGCATATCCTTAGTCTCAAACTCAATGGTTACCATGCTTTGATTACGCTCTGGTATTAGCTTCATGAGTAAGGCTAGTTCTATGTTGGTTAGCCAAGGCTTTAGCGTTTGTTGGAGAAATGCTTTAGAAGCTTCACTGAAATTACTATAGGTACTGTTTGAATAGTCCATGATGAATATAGGGCTAATCTTAAACATACGAGCTATGTCAGCTACACCAAACTTTCTTGATTCTATCCACTCAGCATCTTCATTACTTATTTGAATAGGCGCCCATTCTAGGCCACCCTCCAATATTAACGGTCTAAAGCGCTTACCTGGCTTGGCAAACGCTTCTAGCCCTTCTTGAAGGTTTTTAAACTGTTCGCTCTTTAACGCTTTATCAGTTTTCAGTGCTCCGAAAGGTCGTATGCCGTTTGCGAAAAAATCTGAGCCATGTTCTTGTGCTGCTAATTCTAGGCCAAGCGCTTCGCGGCATACCGTTATAGGGCTTTTACCTATTACACCATCATCTGAGTTTACTCTGATATGAAGAATTTCTTCTTGCTGTAGTGGCCGTGGTTTACCGTTAGCTGTAACCTGATAGCCTATGCGATGGTTTGTTAACTTTTTAACGTTTACCTCATTGGGATGGAGTGGTATCAGTTTTTGTACTCTGCCAGCATTATCATAAATAATTTCGGCATACCCGTTACCCGTGAGTAAAACACTACGTAATAAAGCAACCTTAAAATCAAAAGCGGTCTGGTATCCGTTGGGGCTAATATTCATTAGCCGCTCAACAACATGGGTTCGCTGCCTTTCCTTTTCGCCTTCGGTATCACGCTTGTAAACATGAATCGGTAAATTAGATACTGCGTCCGCTATCGTGTTCACCGCACAATAAACAGCTGGTAAACCTTGTGCTGTGTCGGAATTGACCAAAACGTTCGATCTGGTCTGTCTATCACCAGCAAGTAAACTCATGATTTCTTCTGGCGATTGAGCAGAGCGGGTAAAAATTTTCTTTAGCAAGTTCATAGGTTGTTTACCTCGATAAACTGCGTCAGTCGATCAATAGCTGCGTCGATTCGTCTGTGCTCGGTGTGCTGTTCGAGTGAGCGTTTAGCTACTGCTACATCAGTTTCACTGTAAGCCGGCAATGCGGTAATCGTTACCTCGTGTAACAGTGCCTTATTTACAGTGCGCAATGCGGGATCTGTCTCTACATTCCATTCATCAGCACCTTGCGGAACGCTAAAGCCGAAACTCATGCCTTGAATGTCACCGCGGCTAATGCTTTCTATTAACTCATCAGCGGTTCGCGTATTAGGGGGTGTGATTTCGACTAAAATTCCATTGCTGTCTTCAATTAGTCGAAGTGTACCAGCACTGGTTCTTCCTAGAATCTTTGACGGGTCATGCTCAATTAACGCTCTCACATCGTTTTTAAGCGCGTCTTTGAAGGCATAAGGGGCAATAACTTCAACAAAGCCCCCTAAATCCTCAGAACGCGAGTTATAAACAACGGCGCGGCCCGTTATCAAACCGCGCTTTATTTCGAGCCCCTGTAAGGCTCTGCGTTCTATATTCATAGTGATTCCTTAGGCTGCTTTGACCTTGAGGAACTTCACCGCATTACTGTCTACTAGACCGCCGCCTACGTAGCGAGTAGTGAACATTTTTACGAAACCTGGTTTCGTCACATTATCGCGTAGCATTCTTACGCCGCTTGTGTGGTCAGTTACAAAGTAAGCGCGACTCAAATCGCCGTATACGATGTAATCATCTGGCAGTTCTTCGGCCGTTTCGACCATTTTAGCCAACAATGTATTTGGCTGGCCTTCTGCGATACCCGCACGCCACAAGTAATTGTCGTCTGAATCTTTAAGTTTGCGGATTTTCTCTTGCGTTGCATCGTTCATGTAGAACTTCGCATTAGCGCGGTAACCACGTTTTAATTTGTGAGTAAGAGTAATCAAGTCATCACCATCAATCACGCCGGCGGCTGCTGATTCGATTTCTTGAATAGTGCCGAATGCTCTTGCACCGTCATTTTCATCGGTTTTGGTGTATGTCAGTAAACCTTTAGGCTTTTTAACTCCGTCACCGTTCCAGAATGCCGCTTCTTCTTTTTCACCGCTTTCCGCTGCAACTTCTGATGTTATCCATCCTGCTACATCGAAGTCCGACCAATCGAGCAACTCCTGAGTCGTCATGGGGTAAGCATAAAGTGAATTGAGCGACCAAGTAACTTTTTCAAGCTTGCTTCCGTCAGTCTCGTTTCGATCATCACCTTCACCGGCCCAAGTAGCAGTGGTACCGCCAACCGAAACTAGTTTTTCGTATGTTTTGGTAGAAATAGGAACGACAGTGGCATTTTGACGGAACACTGATTGTTCACGTAGCAGTGTGTAAATCATTGTGTCTAGCGCTGGTACAACGGTATAGCCACCATCAGCCGCAACGCCTGCGCTCAAGCTGCGTGCTTCACCGGTCATTACAAAGTTACGTAGTTCAGCGTTTGAAGGCTCTTTGTTGCGGTTTTCGTCTTTAATGCCCGTTATCAAACTACGTTCTTCATCAACAACTAATTCAGCAGCTTCAATTTGAGAATTCAAATTTCTTACTTCGGTCTTGAATGTGTCGATAGAGGTTTGCTCGTCTTTGCTAAGTGAGCGGTTTTCAGAAGTGGCACTAGAAAGAAGCTCATTCATCTTATCTAGTTTTTCTTGCTTTGCTTGGCGTAACGCCAGTAAGTGTTTCATATTATATCCTGAAAGTAAGTATGCCTTTCGAGCAACAACTAAAAAGGCGAGCGGCTTAGGCTCCATAAGACCTAAGCCGCTCTTTACTTACCGTGCGTCGCGCAGGAAGTAACAGAACTACATATAGAGTTTAAAGATGTTGCTCGACGTTTCACAACGTGTGTGAGCAATACACATAATACTGTCTTTATGTCCAGTATCAAGTGTTTTGTTGTGTATTATTTATACTTTTTGGTAATTAATTCTGTATTTTTGTAAAAAATTAGAATAATTAACTTTGAGGTGTATAGATGATTGGTCACCCGTTTGGTCACGGTTGCGCTGAAAGCCAGCCAGAACGCACTTCGTGATTGGTCACTTGATTGGTCACCAGTCGAATACGACTGAAAAAGCAGTCAAAGTTAACTGATTAGTTAACTAGAGTTAACCGATTGGTGTGAGTGGCATTATTAGAATTGCGCTTTGGGTGTGGTTTGAGGTGTGGTCCTGCCTCTCCGCAAAACCTTTGAAACTGCGAGAGTTGGTGTGGTGTGTGGTGTGTTTTTGTTTACGGCTTGGCTAAATAGATAATCCTTATTTAAGGACTGTTTAGTCCGAATCTCGGGATTTTGCTGGTGGGTGTTCCTTGTGGAAAAAGCCATAAATCACGCTAACCATTTGTTTAACTGTGAAAATATGGCACTGCAATTTTTGGTCATTACCACCAGCGAAATTCATTTTTCAACTAAATTGTATAGTCCCTTTTAGAATACCCAAAGGTTTTAATAAATTACTGTAACTACAAGTTATTTCGCGTTTTTGCGATTTAAGGGCTGGCGGTCGGCTGGCGGTTCTAAACCATTGGTCATTCATGTGCGATAATGAACTAACCGGCATCGACCAACATAACAACTTCCTGTGCGCCCCTACATTCACTTTTAATCCTTTCGGTAAGCGCTGATATAACACTATCGTGTTTTGCCTCCAATTCAATGCTACCGCTTTCTAATAAGTATGTTTCGAGTGTACTAACCAGTTCGTGAACAGCCGTAAGCGCTTCTAAGGCAATTGAACAACCTTCACCTGGTTTAACTTGTGTTTGCGTATTCATAATAATCCTTAGCTGTTTACTGTATTCAAGTGTTTAATGGTTACCGCGTTCTCGCTTTCACTTTGCAAAGGTGTGGTCCAATCGCTGCAGGCCTCTTGAATACCATTTAACAGTGCGTGAATGACTAGTTCATGCTTTCCTA